TAGCAGCAATGCGGATCGAGGTCGAGAAGTCGAGGAAACTCGTCAAGGAGCCGGTCAACCGCATCGGCAAGATGATCGACAACGCAGCCGCCGACTTCCTGGCAGAGATAGTTTCTGAGGAGAACCGCATCAAGAAAATTGTCGGCGACTATGCCGAGGAGGTGCTGCGGATCAAAGCTGAGAAGGAGGCAGCCGAGCGTGCCGCGTTCGAGGCAGCCAGAGCCGCCCGTGAAGCCGCCGAGGAGGGCGGGATCGCGGCAGTCATTGCCGCCAAGAAAGCCGCCGCCGAGAAGCTCGAAGCAAGCAACGAGGTCGCATCGACCAGGCTGGCCAGCGGCATCCGCTTTGCGTGGGAATTCGAGGTCATCGACATCAATCAACTGCAATCGCTTCGCAACGACCTCGTCACCGTTGAGCCGAAGCGAGCCGCTATTCTCGCAACGCTCAAGGACATGGAGGAGCATGGCTATGCAGTCGAGGCACTTGCTGAGACCCTCGGCATCCGCGCATTCAAAAAACCAATCGTCTCGAGCCGATGACATACAAAACTATGACACTCACAGACACAGAAGAGACGATCAACATGCCGACTTCGGAAGAGGATCATAAATACAAAAAAATCGGTGATGATCTGCAATCAGACGCTATCGCACTGCTGGCAACCGTGCGCCACCTTATGACAGGTCGTGAGATCGACGCTTGCGAGGCTGCTGCCGACATCGACAACACCGACGGAGTCAACGCCTATGTAATGGCAAGCCTGCGCACTCAGTTCTACGCTAAAATCTGCAACTACAAGGACAAACTATGAGAGAGTCCACGATTGAGAAGGCTGTCTGCGCCTATGCGAAGCTCAAGGGCTGCTTGATCATCAAGCTCGCCGGGCAGAATCAGCGCGGCCAGCCGGACCGCCTCTTCATCCGCGACGGCAAGGCGCTTTTTCTAGAGTTCAAGGCTCAAGGCAATAAGCCGACCGCGCTCCAGATCAAGTGGCTCGTCGACCTCACCAACCAAGGCATGAACGCCATGTGGTGCGACTCGATCCCCGACGGCAAGAAACTCATCGACAGGATATTTATATGAAATACGAACTAAAACTTGGAGATTGTTTAGATGTGCTGCGGGCAATGCCTGATTGCAGCGTGGATTCGATTGTGACTGACCCGCCGTATGGACTCTCGTTCATGGGCAAAAAGTGGGATTACGATGTGCCAAGCGTGGAAGTGTGGGAGGAATGCTTGCGCGTGCTGAAGCCGGGCGGCCACTTGCTGGCGTTCGCCGGTACGCGGACACAGCATCGGATGGCGGTACGGATTGAGGATGCCGGGTTTGAAATACGCGACATGATCGCGTGGGTCTACGGGTCGGGGTTTCCCAAGTCGCTAGACGTATCGAAGGCGATTGACAAGGCGGCGGGGGCTGAGCGTGAAGTGGTGGGTGTAGCCGGCAAGAGCGGCAGCGTCCGCAACAGCATGGCCGGCGACTTTGCCGGCGGTGAATACATGAGCACCGCCCCCGCCACCGAAGCCGCCCGCCAATGGCAAGGCTGGGGAACCGCCCTCAAGCCCGCGCTGGAGCCTATCACCGTAGCCCGCAAGCCACTCGGTGAGAAGACCGTGGCGGCGAACGTGCTGGCGCATAAGACTGGGGCGCTGAATGTGGATGGGTGTCGGGTGGGGACGGAAACAATTAAGCACTCCCAAGACAAAAAAGCATTTCAAAAGTGGAAAGAGCTGGATGGGCGCACGCCCAAAGAAGTTGAGAACCCTGAGCCGACTTTTCATGAAGGCCGCTGGCCCGCAAACCTGATTCACGACGGTAGCGATGAGGTGGTGGGGTTGTTTCCGGTGACTGGCGCAAGCAAGGCAACACCGCGAAACAACGGCGATTTCAAAAGCGTGGCAAAAGGGCGTGATTTGCCGCACGTTACCTACGGTCATGACGACAACGGAGGCTCCGCCGCCCGCTTCTTCTACTGCGCCAAGGCTAGCAAGCGGGACAGGGACGAGGGGTGCGAGGGGCTGGAGGGTATTGTTTCAAATCACGGGCTTGTTAGTAAGTGTTCAAATTGCGGACTTACAATAAAGCACAATGGTAGCGGGGTAGGTTGTGCTTGCGAAAATAGAGGACAAGAGCCTATAAAAAAGAATGGGAATTTCCATCCAACTGTCAAGCCCACCGCTCTCATGCGCTACCTGTGCCGACTCGTCACGCCTCCGGGTGGGCTTGTGCTGGATCCCTTTATGGGCAGCGGCTCCACCGGCAAGGCTGCGGTGCTTGAAGGCTTTGAGTTTATCGGGATTGAGCGCGATGCTGATTATCTGGAAATCGCAACCTCTCGCATACAAGCAGCTCATCGACAGGATATTTATATGACTGAAAATTATGCAACCCCTAAAAAATCAACTCAATGAGCTGGCTCTTTTCGCAGGCGCTGGTGGCGGGATACTCGGCGGACACCTTCTTGGATGGCACACCGTGTGCGCTGTGGAGTGGGACGCATACGCAGCGAGCATCCTGGTTGCCCGCCAAAACGACGGATGCTTGCCGCCTTTCCCGATCTGGGATGACGTTCAAACCTTTGACGGACACCCATGGCGAGGCCGTGTTGATGTCATTTCTGGAGGCTTTCCCTGTCAGGACATCTCTGCCGCTGGCAAAGGCGCCGGAATCGAAGGCGAGCGAAGCGGTATGTGGAAGCACATGGCGCGAATCATCGGTGAGGTATTGCCGCAATACGTCTTCGTGGAAAACTCACCGATGCTTGTGGGAAGAGGACTTAGAACCGTCCTCGCTGACTTTGCCGAAATGGGGTATGATGCAAAGTGGGGTATTGTGGGAGCGCACCACGCCGGAGCGCCTCACAAGCGAGACAGAATCTGGATCATCGGAAAGCTGGGCAACGCCTACCACGATGGACAAGTTGCCACCGAAAAGCGCGGAAGCACTCCACAAGGAAGCCACGCAAGCCCGCCCCGGAAGATCGAAGCCCGCCAATCTGCGCGATCAGGTGAGCAACTCCCATATGTGGCCGGCACCGAATCAACGCGACTGGAAGGACACCGGAGCGACGCAGGGAAATCGGAAATCTCCGAACCTTGGAACCATGGTGCATCAAAGGACATGGCCAACGCCGCAGGCGCACAAGACGACCGAATCCGGCGAGATTGTGAATGCGGACGGAACGCCATGGGACGGACTGAGCAAACCTCACAGCAAGACCACGGGGCGACCGATCACGACCGCGCTTGCGGATGCCGTGAAATTCGCCACGCCGCAGGCGCGGGACTTCCGCACGGGGCAACAGAGCCGATGGGACAACCCGGAGCGGACGCGCAATCTGAACGACCAGATTGGTGGGCAACTGAACCCGACGTGGGTGGAAAAACTGATGGGCTGGCCACAAAAATGGACGGAGGCAAAGCCCATGATTGACTTTCAATTTATTTCGTGGATTATGGGGTTCTGTGAGTGCGAAAATACAAGAACCAAAGAAGTCATGCGAGTGCTGCGGAACTCAAATGGAGCGGAAAACTTTCAACGGAAGGTTGGAAGACCTATCGGCATTCAGGAAGCGGAGATTCTGCTCTCTCTCATGTTCCAACACGAGATCGGATCTGACGAAGCATGGCTACTCATGGAGGGCGCGGAAGCACCTCAAGGAGAAGTGCGAGGCGTGCGGATACATGCGGGCGTTGCAAGCTCACCACATCGACCAGGACATCAGGAACAACCAGCCGGAGAATATTCAAACGCTATGCAAACACTGCCACGACTTCTGGCATACGACGGCGAAGCGGCTTGGAAAGATCAAAGCTGGGAGAATGCCGTCCCTCGCGTAGCAACGGGCGTGGCCGCTCGGGTGGACAGACTCAAAGCCATTGGAAACGGACAGGTGCCACAAGCAGCCGCACTCGCTTGGCGAAGTTTAACGCAAGACAAACCATGAGCCAGACATTCAACCCGTTCGCCTACCAGCGCCCGATGATCGACCACCTGCTTGAGAACGACAGGGCCGCGCTCTTCGTATCTCCCGGCAAGGGCAAGACGGTCGTCACGCTTACCGCTCTCGACACGCTCGCCACCTGCGGGCAGCTACGCGGTGCGCTCATTGTCGCGCCGCTCCGCGTCTGCTCGATCACATGGCCCGCGCAGGTCGAGCGGTGGGCGCACACCCGCTGGATGCGCGTCGCACACCTGCGGACGGCCGAAGGGCTCAAAGCGTGGCATGAGCAAGCCGCTGACATCTACCTGATCAACTCCGAGCTCCTCCCCAACCGCCTGCCTCTTATGTTCCCCAAGCGCAAGTCGTTCGTCTGCCCGGTTGACACCTTAGTCATCGACGAGCTATCCCTTGCCAAGAACCCACAATCCAAACGCTTCAAAGCCCTCCACAAGCACCTTGGAGACATCACGCGCCGCTGGGGGCTGACCGGGACACCGATCCCGAACAACTACCTCGACCTGTTCATGCAGGTCAAGATGCTCGACGATGGCAAGCGGCTAGGCAAGACGTTCTCAGGCTACAAGGATGAATGGTTCTACCCTGCTGACTACATGGGATACACCTACAAACTCGTGACAGGATCCAAGGAGGCGATCGACGCCAAGCTCGCTGATCTTGCTCTCGTCTTGATCGGCGACGGCACCGACCTACCAGCCTCAAGCGTGATTGACATCCCAGTCACACTGCCAACCGAGGCACGCAAGCAATACAAGACGCTGGAAAAAGAGATGCTCGCCGAGATTGCCGAGGGCGAGATCACCGCACCATCCGCCGGCGTGCTGGTCAACAAGCTCCTCCAGCTAACATCAGGAGCCGTCTACGATGAAGATCGCAACGTGCTACTAGTTCATACCGCGAAAATATCAACGCTCCGTAGCGTCCTCGACAGGCACCAAGGCGAGCCTGTCCTTGTCCTCTGCGCTTTTAAGCACGAATCCGCCAGAGTCCTCGAGGCGATCCCGGGCGCAAAGATGTTTGACGAGGCAGCCATGGCTGACTGGCAAGCCGGCAAGATCCCGGTATGGGTCGCCGACGCTCGCTCACTCAGCCACGGCATCGACGGGCTGCAAGTCTCCTGCCGGATAGCGATCTGGGTCAGCCTCACCTACTCGCACGAAACTTACGTTCAGACCAACGCCAGACTCATCAGAACTGGACAAACCGCCGAGACTCTGATTTATCGACTCATCTGCTCAGGGACGGTGGATGACGCTATCTGTGAGGCACTCCGAGACAAATCGGACACGCAGAGCGGAATGCTCTTTGCAGTCCGCGCTCTCCAGCGCATGAATTGACCAATCTACAAACGAAACACTAATGACCATGACACTACACAAACCGACCGCCATCGACTTCTATTCATCAGCAACATCGCCGAGCGCTATGGCGACCACCACCCTCGAAGATCTCATCGAGGCGATACAGGGCGACGAGTTTGCAAGCAAGATCGCCAAGCTCCGCAGCACGCTCGCAGCCGGTGATGATGATGGCTATGCAGTCGCCAAGAAAGACCTGCAAGCGGTCAGTATCTCCGGCACCTGCGAAGGCCGCCGAGCTAAGGCGATCGAGGAGGGGCGCTTCGTTCACTCAGGACTCCTCCAACTCGACTTCGACGCGGCCGACAATGTCGGCTGGACGGTCGAG